AGGATAAGGAAGAACCAAACGACCTCCCCCCCCATGACCAGCAACACCTACAACGGTTGGGCAAATTACCAGACCTGGAATGCTGCCCTCTGGATTGGCAACGATGAGTTCCTTTACAACACCGCTTAGGCATGTGTGGAATTCTGCGGCACCGATGAGACCCCCTGGGTCAAGTTCGTCCGTTGCATGACCGACGGGCAGATCGGACGGATGCTGGGGCAGACCCGTGATGGGGTACGTTGGAACGACCCCGCCATCGATGCCGCTGCCATGGTGGAGATGATGACCGAACTCTAAACTGTCCACCCCCTGCCCGATTCGTCAGGCAGGGGGTTTATCATAAGGGGGACCGCAACCGAATCCGATGCAACCTCTGAAGATCCGCGATGCCCACCGCCTCATCACCAAAGCAGGCGGAGCAATCAAACCAGGCGGGAACCATGACAAGGTAACCCATCCCGCCATTGCCCAGACCTTCCACCTTCCCACCCATGGTAGCAAGGGACGCCCGACCCTCTCCCCTGGCATGACCCATGAGTTCCACAAATTCCATGCCCTGCTTCTGGCAGCAAAGGCAGCCGCCTAGTCCGTGCTACAATTAACAAGTCAACCAAACGACCCCGAACCCATGGCAATCTACAACCAAGCATCAGACCTCCAAACCCGTCAGACCGTTTGGATCGGAACCAAGGTGAGCAACCTTCCCACGTTCAACGGGACCGAATGGGAAGTGAAGGAGGGGCATCAGGCAAACTCTCACACGCGGGGATGGGAGCATGACGGTCTGCCCGCTGCTGAGTTGGCGGACATGCACACCGATTTTCGGGGGTGGGTTGGTTCTGGTCACCGTTACCACTGCAACCCCGAAGCGAAGCGGATCTCCTTCCCTGCCTGACCCACTGCCTGCCCCCTGCCCGCTTCGGGTGGGGGGCATTCGTTCGTGAATCAGCAGTTGCCCCGTATGCGGTCGCGGCGGGGGCGCCCCCCGTATATAAAAACCCATCACTACCCTAACCTACAACTGACCCAAATCGACCTATAAATATCGATCTACTCAAAAATTTCCCGAGACTATATAATTCTGAAAAAGGTAAATTATAATACTTTATATGAAAAAAAATTCCGGCAAAAATTTTGAGGCACTACAAGTCGATCCAATTACTGGGGAGTATTATATTGTAATACCCGAGTGGATTGTGAATGATCTTTCATGGTATGAGGATAGTGAGATAAACTTTTCATTAGAGGGCACAGACCTTGTATTAAGTGAAAAGGAAGAAGATTGACAGGACATAGATAATACTGTATGATATGTAAGTAATCACTTGAAATTATGGCTAAAGGATTCACAGTAAAAGCAAATGCCCCAGTGGCATCAAATAATGAAAACGAATGGGACTACGAAAAAGCAAAAGAAATGGTGAGAGGCAAGTCTATTGTCTTTTGCCTTCCAGGTCGTGGAGTTTCATATACCTACTTAAAGAGTTTTGTGCAACTATGCTTTGACTTGGTACAGGCAGGAGCAAGTATTCAAATCTCACAAGACTATTCATCGATGGTAAACTTTGCCCGATGCAAATGTTTAGGTGCGAATGTACTGCGTGGACCAGATCAAATTCCCTGGGACGGAAAACTTAAATACGATTGGCAACTTTGGATTGATTCTGATATTGTCTTCAATACTGAGAAGTTTTTTCAATTAGTTCTGATGGAGAAGGATATTGCCGCTGGTTGGTATGCTACCGAAGATGGACACACAACTTCTGTCGCACACTGGTTAGAAGAAGATGACTTCCGTAATAATGGTGGAGTGATGAATCATGAAACCGTTGAAAGCATTTCAAAGCGTCGTAAACCATTTACAGTTGATTATACTGGTTTTGGTTGGGTATTGATTAAGCACGGTGTATTTGAGGATGATGGAATCAAGTATCCTTGGTTTGCTCCTAAGATGCAAGTCTTTGATTCTGGCGATGTTCAGGATATGTGTGGAGAAGATGTATCATTCTGCCTAGATGCTATCGCAGCAGGTTTTGAAATTTGGTGTGATCCTCGTATTCGCGTTGGTCACGAAAAGACAAGAGTAATCTGATACAAATGGCTGATACATACAATATTCTTTGTAAGGGAAGAAAAATATTTTCAAATCTTACAGAAGAAGAATATTTTAATATTATGGAGGACTTGTCAGTTGAATTTTATCGGACAGGTTCTCCATTACCCGAAGAAATTCAAACTGAAATTATTGGAGAAAACTAATGTCTAAGCGTCCCTCATTGTCTGGTAAAGATGTTATTGAATCAAAACCCAAAAGCACTCGTCAGGGTGATGGGTCTAATACCAAGTATGCTGCGAGTTCTCGTAACTCAGCTCGTAAAAGATACAGAGGACAAGGTAGATAATGTATTTACTAGAATGTGATGATGAATGGAATCATATACATTCTGATGATCTCTGGGCATATAATAAATTATTTTTAAGTCGGGTTTTAGGTTATATTTGTGGTCCTGCTGGGACCACAGTTCCTAATCCCGACTTTTATATTGTGCGTCCTTCATTCAATTTATTTGGTATGAGTCGTTTTGCTCGTAAAGAATGGATTGAAAAAAGAACAGATGGCATGCATCCATCAGAATTCTGGTGCGAAATTTTTGAAGGAGAACATTTAAGTGTCGATTTTTATCATAAACAACAAAATCTAACTATATTAGGTACAAAAAACAAAGAAGATCCAATCCATAAGTGGTCTAAGTGGGAAAAAGTAGATCGAAAAGTTGATTTTCCAAATATTTTAAAAAATTTAAAAGGAGATTATGAATGGATTAACTGTGAATTTATTGGTGGACATCTTATAGAAGTACAATTTCGTAGAAATCCTAATTTTAGATATGGAAATTCAGTTGCAATACCCGTTTGGAATGAAAAAATAAAAGAAAATTATGAAGAATACAGATTCATAGATGATCCAAGTTATGAAAGACTGGGTTTTTGGGTCAAATAAATAAATTTTTAGTGGATTTTTATGCCTTGGAACGTTTTTCAATGGGTAGGCACCTTTTGTTAGAGGTGTATGATGTTAAATACGATCTCATTAACGATGCAATTACCCTTGAAGAGGTAATGGTTAAAGGCATTAAACGTGCTGGGATGGCCATCCTAAACGTCTTCCAGTACTGTTTCATACCACAAGGATGTACGATAGTCATCGCACTCTCAGAGAGTCATGTATCGTGTCACACGTGGCCTGAGGAGGGTTGTCTAGCAATAGATGTTTATACATGTGGTGAAGGAAATCCAAAATTAATCGCATTAGAGTTATTAAGATATCTGGATTCAGATAATTATTCTCTTCGTGAAGTAAATCGTTAAATAACAATAGGAGATAGCAACCTCCTTTATAAAAGTTCTGTTTTATTCACTAAAACAGGAGCTAAAATGTTATTCGAATCCGGAGATTCTCAAAAAAGAATAATTCAAGAGGTAATGCACGATTATGCACCAAAGCATAATCTTAAAAAACAAACTGAATTACATGAAAAAATTCGTAATGATGAGGACTATAATGACTGGGAATATGGTACAGAACCAACATATGGTTCTTTGTGGAAGTAGATATAAATAAATAAAAAACTCTGTTCGATGGCAATTCAAAGGATATCCCGATCATTTAAAGATATCAGTTTATCCTTTGAACCACATCCTGTGACGAAGGATCTACCAATATTAAAGAATGAAAATGCGATTCGCAGATCTGTAAGAAATATTGTAGAAACTATTCCAACTGAAAGATTCTTTAATTCATTATTGGGGTCTGATATTGAAAGAAGTTTATTTGAATTTGTTGATTTTGGTACTGCATCAGTCATTCAAAATCAAATTGAAATCTCCATTAATAACTTTGAACCAAGAGTTAATAATGTTAGAGTTGAAGTAGATCCGGATCCCGATCAAAATACATTTAATGTGACGGTTATTTTTGATATTATTGGACAAGAGTTTCCAACTCAAGAATATTCATTCCTACTAGAGGCAACAAGATAAAATGCCTTTTACTAAATTTACAAATCTAGATTTCGATCAGATAAAGACATCCATTAAAGATTATCTCCGTGCCAACTCCACATTCACGGATTTTGACTTTGAGGGATCTAATTTTTCTGTACTAATAGACACGCTAGCATATAATACCTATATTACCTCATTCAACTCGAATATGGTTGTGAACGAATCCTTTCTGGATTCTGCAACTGTTCGTGAAAATGTTGTTTCACTAGCAAGAAATATCGGTTACGTACCTCGCTCCAGGACGGCAGCAAAGGCACAAATATCATTTAATATCCCCACAACCGCAACTCCCACACTTACCTTACAGAAAGGTCTAGTCTGTATAGGTTCTGTAGATAATACTTCATACACATTTTCAATCCCAGACAACATATCATCAAATGTTGTAGACGGAGCAGCATCTTTTAATAATATTAATATCTATCAAGGAACATTTTTAACTAAACAATTTACAGTAGATGGATCTCTGGATCAAAGATTTATTTTAAACAACTCATTTATTGATACTTCCACCATCTCAGTCTATGTGAAGGGAATTAATGATAGTGGTCTTGGAGTAGAATATTCTTCTGTTGATAATATTCTTAATGTAGATTCATCCTCAAGAATATATCTCCTACAAGAAGTTCAAGATGAAAAATATGAATTACTTTTCGGTGATGGACTGATTGGAAAAAAATTAGAAAACAATTCAGTAATTACAGTAAATTATATTGTTACCGATGGTGAAGATGGTAATGGTGCTTCTTCATTTTCTTTTGCCGGGAGCACTAGTCCAAATAGTGAAACAGGTTCGGTCTCTGTTATAACGAATCAGTCATCTCAAAATGGTTCTGAAATAGAATCCATAGATTCTGTCAAATATTTTGCCCCAAGAATTTATTCCTCCCAATATAGAGCAGTAACATCAAGAGATTATGAGGCAATTATAAAAAAAATATATCCAGATACCGAATCAGTTGCTGTTATTGGAGGTGAGGAATTAGATCCACCAGAATTTGGTACAGTATCAATAAGTATTAAACCAAAAAATGGAACTTTTGTTTCCGATTTTAATAAAGAACAAATTAAAAATAAATTAAAGCAATATAGTATTTCTGGAATTAATCAAAAAATAATTGATCTTAAGATATTATATGTAGAAATTGATTCATCAATTTATTACAACTATGCTCAAGTATCGGCAGTAGAATCATTGAAAACAAAAATTATAAATTCATTGACAGAATATTCCGATTCTGTGGATCTCAATTCATTTGGTGGAAGATTTAAATATAGTAAGGTTCTTCAAATAATTGACAATACTGATATTGCTATAACTTCTAATATCACTAAGGTTAGAATTAGAAGAGATTTGAAAGCGCAGATAAACCAGTTTGCACAATATGAACTATGCTTTGGAAATAAATTTCATATCAATAGTGGCGGTTTTAATATTAAAAGCACTGGATTTAAAATTTCTGCAGATTCGGATACCGTATATCTAACAGATGTACCTAATAGCGATGGAAAAACTGGAATACTATCAATAGTAAAACCTTTAAGCGATGGAACTACAAGAATAGTTGCAAAATCTTCCGGAACAGTTGATTATGTGAAAGGTGAAATTAAATTGGGAACCATAAACATTATTTCAACATCTAAAGAAAATGATATTATCGAAATACAGGCATTCCCAGAATCTAATGATGTTCTTGGACTAAAAGATTTATATTTAAATTTTAGTATTTCAAAAAGCACAATAAATATGGTAAGAGATGTAGTTGCCTCCGGTGATGAAATATCAGGTACATTATTTGCCAGAGACTATTATACATCAAGTTATTCAAACGGGAATTTAATAAGAGCATAATATGATACAGACTGGGTTCGAATCTAGAGTTAAGGTTCAGCAAGTTATTGAAAATCAACTTCCAAACTTTATTTTGGATGAAAGTCCAAATACGGCAGAATTTTTAAAGCAATATTATATTTCTCAAGAATATCAAGGTGGTGTAGTTGATATTGCAGAAAATTTAGATCAATATTTGAAATTAGATAATCTAACTCCAGAAGTTGTAGTTGATAGTACGATACTTACAATAGGAATCACAACAACATCAAATATTATTACAGTAAGTAGTACTAAAGGTTTTCCTCAAACTTATGGTTTATTGAAGATTGATGATGAAATTATTACATATACCGGAATAACCACAAATACATTTACAGGATGTGTTCGTGGGTTTAGTGGCATTACTAATTATCATTCAAATTCAAATCAAGAAGAATTAGTATTTTCAGAATCGATATCTACATTTCATAGTGCTGGATCATCCGTACAAAATCTAAGTTCTTTATTCTTAAAAGAGTTTTATAAAAAAATAAAATACACTTTTACTCCAGGTCTGGAAGAAGTTGATTTTGTATCAAATTTAAATGTTGGTAATTTTATAAAGGAAGCAAGATCATTTTATCAGGCAAAGGGGACTGACGAATCATTTAGAATTTTATTTAATATTTTATATGGAGTAACTCCTCTGGTAGTAAATTTAGAGGAATTTTTAATTAAACCATCTTCGGCAGAATTTATAAGAAGAGAAATTGTAATTGCAGAAAGAATTTCTGGAGATCCTTCTAAATTGGTAGGTCAAACAATTCAGAAATTTAATGATGAGAGCACTAGTGCCTCAATTTCTGAAGTAGAACTATTTACCAGAAATAATATACAATATTTTAAGATTTCACTTTTTGTTGGATATGAAAATTTTTCCGCTGTTCTTGGAAATTTTACAATTACTCCAAATACAAAAAGTCTAAAAAATGTTGCCATCGGGTCGTCAGTAATTTCAGTAGACTCTACAATAGGATTTGCTGGAATTGGAACCATCATATCTGGAATTAATACTATCACTTATACAAGTAAGAGTATTAA